TGCCTCTGCCTCTCCAAAACTGATTCAGCTTGTCCCCCTATTGGTAACTCTCTTTGCAAGGATTCCTCCGTTACTGATTTACTAACTTCATCTGGAGCTAATCCAAAAAAATCTCTGCCTCTAACATTAATCCCACTTAGTTCACCCCCCTCTATATCTTTGAAAACTCCTATCCCTGATTTATCTTGAGTTTGCTTTGGCTCTAATTCAAACTCTCCTGTTATCCCTCGTGATTCCCTTAGTTTCCTAGCCCTATCTTCTTCTGAAAGACCTGTTATATCCTCGCCTGTCCTTGTGATTCTCCTCTTAGTTACTGCGTCTTTTTCTTTAGGTGCTTTGATTTCTGGGACTTTTGGAGGAGGCATTATACAAACCTTATTTAGTGCATCCCATTCCCCCCCCTTCGCTTTACAATCTAATTGTCTTTGTAATTCGGGACTTCTTTCCCCACTTGCTCCTCCACTTGACCCTTTATTTTGTTGGGGTTGGTGTGATTGTAAATTATTGTGAGGCATTATCTATTAAGCTTTGGCTCTGCTTCCCCCTCTTGTATTTGTGTCGTGCCTGTGTTCTTCTCTTGATTCTCTTGAACTTGAGGAGCTAAGCTTGGGGGTCTTGTGAATTTAATCTTAATTGCTAATTGATTCCAAAAGTCATTCTCCATATCTAACTGCTCTTTTCCATGTATAGGTTGAAATATTAAATGTCCATTGATCCCTCCGACTTCGCTAGTACCATCTGATGTTACCATTGTCCGAGGCACTCCACTAGTATTATATCCTAAACCTTCAACATAAGTAAGCCAGTTCTGTCTATCCTCGCTTGACTTACTAGGGTATGGCTCTATCTTAGCCGTATCTTCTGGAAGCCCGACCATCTCACCATTTTTAACAGCGTTCTGGATTTGAGTGTTTGCGTATGCTATCTTCCCTGAGTTATTAGTTTTATAATAAACAACACCAAGAGCCTTGTCTCTGTGCTTAATTATCCTCTCATCTTCAAAAGCTTCAATCATAGCATCATTAACGTTTTTGTTCGCTTGTACTTGAGAAGTGCCTTTATTACTGTCTCCGATTTTTTTATTTAGAGAGTGAAAAATTTCTGTTGTTTGCTTCTTAACCCATTTTCCTCCGTCCCAAATTTCATAACGGGTGATACTTGAGCCTTTCCAAACAGACTTTACTCTTTCGGGGGATATGTTGATTAAGTTAATAAGAACACCTTTTTGTTTTTTTATTTCCATAAAAGCGTCTCCATTCATCAATTTAACAGCCCCATGATTCCAAATTATTTGACCAAAAGTTTCTTTTCCATTACCTTTGATATGTTCTAGTATAGGTTTATTCTTAGTATTTTTAACAGTCCATCCTTGACCATATGCCCAAGTACATAGGGAGTTAATTCTTGAAGCTATTTGGGGGTGATTAAAATAATACCCATAGTTTTCTGCTGCCTTATCATAATAAACAAATGTCTCACTTCCATCGGTGTTGGCTACATCTAGGGTCATGCTTTCCACTATGAAGTCTGGGACTTGATTCTTAAAGTCTGTTGTTGTGCCTTGGTTTAAATCAAATTGTGCCATTAAAAATCTACCTCCACTGGTAATAGTAGAAAGCTATTCCCCCCATAAGAATAATCCTCACTTGTTGCATAGAATCCGCTAGGATCATGGTATAATTGAGTATCTGATGGTGTACCTGAATGAGTAAATGTTAGTCTTAGGGTATCTCCCTTCTTGAACTGTGTTTCAGCACATAAAAATCTTGCGTTGGTTATGAACATCTCAGATCCTGCACTCCCCCCAATACTTGAGTCAGTTATAGTTCCTATAGTTGTTTCTGCTGCCGCCGCATCTACATGCTTCAATATCCATGTACCTTGATATGTTTGATTTGTATCCACGTGAACTGTTGCGTTCATTATAGCCTTAACTGTTGCTACACTAAAAGGCTTGTTCACCTTAATATCAAAGTCTATGTCTGCTCCAGCGACTTCAGTTCTCCAACCCGTTTGAGGTGTTGAGTCGTTGTTCCTCGCAGAAGAGATAGAGTTGTTAGTTGTAAGATAATAGTCGTCTGTGTCTCCTGTGTCATCAAACTCCCCTCTACATAAATATAGTCTAATGAATCCCACTCCTAAGAAGGTGTCAATGTAATCCACATTCATATTGTAATGACTTGCTGTTGTAAACTTTGTTAATTCTGGGGATTTAAGTGGCATTATAGATTTAAGTCTGCTGTGATGTCAGCCTTTCTTGTTTTAAGATCGCTAAGGAATCCTGACCAAACACTATCACACACATTTAATTTAGATTGAGTTGTTGCTAATCCCCATGCGTTTTGGTCTTGGTTTATTGCATAGAATGCTGCTCTATGTGAGGCTATCATGGCTAACCATTGTTTATTCGCTGCTGTTATACTTGCATAGTTTGATACTACTCCTTTGTTATCTCCGAATGCATTTTCAATATCTGACTCTGCCATTAATACCCAAATGTTAGTGTTCGCTTCTAAGATTTGTGCTGCCGAAGCACTCGCACCTATTGCTAATAATACCTGAGCTGTTGTTGCTAGAGTTCCATTATCTGCCATTTATTCCATTACCCTCATACTTTAATAGAGTGTACTGTAAGATTTAAATGTTTGTATTTTTCTCCCCATCCTCCATTAGTACACCCTTCCACAATATCATTATACGTTGCGAATATTTTTAGATGTCTAGTTCCTAGACCATCATTTGTGTATGCGAATTGTACTGATTTAAAACTTTGAAAGATAGTTGGGTCTTTTAATAAATGAACTTTCCCTGTTTCCATCAGCATTTTAAAATGACTATATTTTAATGTTTTTTGTAGTTTCCTAGTTCTTCCATCTTTGCTCATTATCTGTTTTGAATTATCTATCGCTTCGGTAATCCTTTTAGTATCATCATCATACATTAACCAATCAAAAACCCCTACCCCAATCCCTCCTGAATCGATGAAGATTTTAGAAAAATCGTATAAATGTTGTAATTGTTTTATACGTTGGAAGGTTTGGGGTAGAGTGGTTTTACTGGTTGTTTGATTTTCAACTTGGTATAAATGGTCTCCTCTTAGTTCAAAGATTTCAAATGAACTTTTATCTAATCCGAGCCTCGCAACATCTACACCTAAAAAATAAACTCCATCTTTTTTTATTGTATCGGGTCTATCTTCTGTCATGGATGATGTAATTAGTTCATCTTCAAACCATTGATTTACATCGTCCTGAAATTCCCCTAAATATTCTTGTTTAAATTCTAATTTATCTAGGGTTGCTTCTTGATCTATTAAGAATTTTAAGGCAGCATCTCTTTTAATTTCAGTCCATTCTGTTGTTAGTTTCCTCTCTCTTATTACATCTGGACTTGTTTTATGATATACTTTCCATCTTTCGTCTAAATTCTCCCAACATTTAAAGAAAAAGGTCTTTTTTGTTGTTTGTCCTACATATTTCCCGAAAGGTGTTGAATCCATCCATATATCCCCTCCAGTAGTTAGAAGTGTTGGCATTATAGCAATAAATGCAATTTCTGGCCATTTAGAGGCTTCATTGAACCAAATAATGTCTGCTGTAAATCCCCTAAAGGCATCCCCCATAGTTCCTACTGGTCTGCTTCTTATAGTGAATTCATTTTTAATTGTTACCTTATCAATTATGATTTTATTTTTATCAGAGGCAATAATTCCCTTATCTTTTCTAAATAAAATGTCTTTACTCATTAAAATAACTAATTTTGCTTGTTCTTCTGTTATTGAACCAACTAATATAGCTGTTTTCTTTTCTTTCATCCTCTTAACTGCCTTTTCTGCTAAAACTGTCGTTCCCCCTATCTGTCTACCTTTGCAAATTAAAATATATTTAGATTTATCATTAATAATATCTCTTTGCCAATTATCATACTCCATCTATTAATATTACGTTCTTAGGGTTTATAAAATTTTTCTGGGCTATGACCCCCCTAAATCCCCCCTAAATAATGATCGTCGGAAAGAGAAATAATTAATTCCCACGTGTGTGCACTTAGGTGACTTAGTGCACATTGTAGTGTATAATTATATTGTAGTGTATAACTATTAATGTATTTAGTAGTTAGAAGCAATAGACGTATAGACGTATAGACGTAATCCTTCGTATACGTATCTCATCCGCTTAGTGAGTATGTTACGATCTATAGATTGAAATCTGGCTACTAAAGCAAGAATATACGTATAGACGTATACTATATATGGTATATCTCCCTTTTACGAAACGGCTTTTAATACGTCTTTATGATATAGAAATCTTACAGATTTCTAAAGTAAGCAAACTATTTAAACGTAATGTTGAAGTAAAAGGGAGTACAACACAACAAATTAATTAAAGAAAAGACACCCATTAATAGTATAGTGATATAGATAGTCTAGAGATATATCCAGAGGTGCGTGGTATGTTGTATACTTGTGTCTTAATAGTTAGCTTGTTATCAGAGCAAAACTACATATGTAGGTGGATGATACATAGACGTAATGCTACCTACACACTTGTTTTAACG